TTATTATGATAGTCAAGGTAGAATGGTCATGACAGAAGATTACCATATGAAACGTGGTAAATGTTGTGGTAACGGATGTTTACATTGTCCATACGAACCAAGACATGAAAGAGGAAATACAAACCTACAAGAAAAATCACTAAGTAATTAGTGATTTTTTTTATATACATATTTATTATATGTATGAAAAAATTATTTATAAGTGAAAATGAAAAAAAAAATATACTTGAAATGTATGTTAAATTTAACAAACAACAGGTATTATTAGAAGGGTTAGATTTTTCTAAACCATTAATAACTTTAAATAAAACAAATTCTAAAGATAACCCTAACGAGTATATGGTTAATGGTTTCATAAGTTTTGATGTTACAAAAAGTGAAATTACTATTAATAATGCTATACAAAAAATTAAAGAGGATTTAGACAAACAGGGGATAGAAATGACTAACTTGTTAAATGTTACAGTTTATGGTGGTGCTAGTAATTATGTTGACGGACCGATGAATGCCGATTATAAAAATACAGATGCGAATGATCCTTTTAAAATAGAAAAAGTTACAAATAAATACGAAGGACTATCAGGTGAAAAAAACAGAGAAAAAAATTTAGAGTATGCAAAAAATAGGGCAAATTCTTTAAAAAATGTTTTAATTAAAGAATTTCCATCTAGTAATGTTATAAACAAATCCCCCCTTTTGATGCTAATGAAAAATTTAAACAAACAGAATCAAATAGAACTAGTATGGATTCATCATACTATGGGTCTAAAACTGTAAAAATAAATAATACTAATATATTAATGTGTAAAATTTTAACAAATAATGACACATTAGGATTAAAAACAGATTTACCAGACATTGGGTTAAACCCATTCCAAGCTGAAATTAAATTTGATAAAACAATAAACAAATATAGGATAACTAATAAATCAGGAAAACAATTTACTAAAATGCAATTGGTTTGGATTTATTGGTATTTAATTAATGAAGAAAACGCAAATATGAATTGTAAGGCTTTAGATTATGTTGTTTTACCTTCATGGATCAAAACAATTAGTTTGGATAAGGTTACATTTGGTGCAATGAGTAAAGAATATGAGTTTGTTCATGATAAAACAAAACACAATTTAGTAAAATAGTTTTTACCATATAATGCAAATTATGTTTTGTTATATTTATTATATATGGCAAATGGTATAACATACGGTATAAATTTTCCTTTTAGACAAAGTATAACAGGAAAATATCTTTCATTATCAGAACAAACGGATGAGGAAATAAGAAGTAATTTGATTCATTTATTATTAACAAGAAAAGGTTATAGGTATTACCTACCTGATTTTGGTACAAGACTCTATGAGTATATTTTTGAACCACTTGACGGGGAAACTTTTGAAGCCATTAAAAATGAAATACAACAAAGCGTTTCTGAATACATTCCAAATTTAACTATACAAAACATATCAATAGAACCGTATATTAAAGATGAAAATAGCATCGAAAGAATTGAATCACAAGAATTTAACGACGAGATTTACAGATTACCTGGTGCAAATACCGAAGAATACACGGCAAAAGTTAAAATAGAGTACACAAATGAAAGTAACCCATTTGGTTCTAGAGAATTTGTAATAATTAATATTTAATGTTATATGGCAAATAATAAAATTTCATACACAAACAGAGATTTTGTAAGTTTAAGAGAAGACTTATTAAATTATACACAACAGTATTACCCTGAGTTAATACAAAATTTTAATGACGCATCTCTTTTTTCTGTGTTCATGGATTTAAATGCTGCGATAGGTGACAACTTACATTATCATATTGATAGAAGTGTTCAAGAAACAGTATTACAGTTTGCACAACAAAGATCTTCAGTATTTAATATTGCTAGAACCTACGGACTTAAAATTCCGGGATACAGACCATCGGTTGCGATTGTTAATATTTCAATAACAGTACGACCATTTGGTGATTCCCCTGATTCAAGATATTTAGGTATTTTAAGGGCAGGATCCCAGTTTCAAGGAGGAGGACAGATCTTTGAATTAGTTAACGACGTTGATTTTTCCACTCAATTTAATAATGAAGGTTTTATCAATAGAACAGTTAGACCTATATTTGATCAAGATAATAAGTTATCAAGTTATGTCATTACTAAACAAGAAGTGGTAGTAAATGGGGCCACAAAAGTATTTAAAAAAGTAATTAACCCACAAGATGTTGTTCCCTTTTTTAATTTTTTCTTACCTGAAAGAAATGTTTTAGGGGTAACTTCAGTAATACAAAAAGACGGAACACAATACCAAACAACACCAACATTTGCCGAGTTTTCGACATCAACAAATAGATGGTATGAAGTCGATTCTTTAGTTGAAGACACAATATTTGTAGAAGACCCAACAAAACCAACAGATAACGCTGGTGTAAAAGTAGGGAAATATATAAAAACTCAAAATAGATTTATAACTGAATATACACCTGAAGGGTTTTTAAAGTTACAATTTGGTGGAGGAACAACAACACCTGAACAACAATTAAACAATTTTACAAATACAGGTATAAAATTAAACTTAGCGAATTATCAAAATAATATTGGTTTAGGTTTAACCGTTATACCAAACACAACATTGTTTATACAATATAGAATTGGTGGTGGTTTATCGTCCAATATTGGTGTTGGTGCGATAAATCAATTAGGTCAAATAGATTTTAGTGTTAATGGTCCGTCACAACAAGACAATACTAATGTTGTCCAGTCATTAACTGTAAATAATATTACGGCAGCAATAGGAGGGGCAAATCAACCTAGCGTTAATGAAGTAAGAAATATGGTTTCATTTAATTTTGCGGCACAAAGAAGGGCTGTAACAATTAATGATTATAAATCTCTTATAGAGACAATGCCTGGAAAATTTGGTGCACCTGCAAAGGTTCAAATAAGTGAATTTAATAATAAAATATCGGTTAAAGTTTTATCGTATGATGTTTCAGGGGCATTAACACAAACGGTTTCTAATAACTTGATCTCAAATTTGGCAACTTATTTATCAAGATATAGAATGATTAATGATTATATTTCCGTAGAAGTTGCAAAAGTTATTGATTTAGAGTTTGAATTTTTTGTAGTTTTAGATTCACCTGGTAGCCAATCTCAAGTAATAACTGAAATTATTAATACAACTTCAAACTTCATGAATCCAGCAAATAGAGATTTGGGTCAGAATGTTAATATATCTGACCTTAATAAACAAATACAAGATATTGCTGGTGTTAATACATTAAGTGAAGTTAAAGTCTATAATAAAGTTGGAGGTCAATACTCATCATCAGAAACTTCACAAAGTTATGTGAACACAACAACAAAACAGATACGACTAATTAATAATACGATATTTGCAGAACCTGACCAAATATATCAAATAAGATTCCCTAATAAGGACATTAAAGTAAGTGTCTTAAATCTAAGTACCGTTGACTTTGGTTAAATTATTTATTTTGATAAGTTATGACTTATCTTAAAATTGATAAAATAACTATTTATCAACAAAGGTAATAATGGGAAAAAGTTATAGATTCAGAACCACACCAGGGAAAGATAAAAATATAAGAATGAATATCGAACAAGATTTCGATTTCATTGAGATTTTATCTTTAAAACTAAAACAATCAGATGTTTATACAAGATTTTGTGCTGATTACGGTGTGGTAACAGGTAGAGTTGTAGCTAACGGTGGTTATGGTGTACCTAATGTTGCCGTTTCTGTTTTTGTCCCATTAACCCAAGAAGACGAGAATGATGTTGTAATATCAACACTTTACCCATATAAAAGAGTTGATCAAAAAAACGAAGACGGGTATAGATATAACCTCTTACCTTACGAAAAAGAATACGGGGGACACACACCAACAGGTACATTCCCTAGTAGAGAAGATGTGTTAACAAGACAAGAAGTATTAGAAGTATATGAAAAATATTATAAATATACCGTAAGAACTAACGACAGCGGAGACTTTATGATAGTCGGTGTTCCATTAGGAATACAAACGGTTATCATGGACATGGACATATCTAACATAGGGTGCTTCTCCCAAAGACCCTCAGATTTGATTAGAATGGGTATGGGTGTTGAGTCACAATTTGCTGGAACACAATTTAGATCGTCCTCAGACTTAGACGCCTTACCTCAAATTATAAACTCTAAAAAAGATGTGGATGTCGCTTCATTTTGGGGTGAAGGTGATATTTGTAATGTCGGTATCACAAGAGTAGATTTTGATTTAAGAGATTTAGGAATTGTAATTGAACCACAATCAATTTTTATGGGATCATTATTTTCAGCAACAGATGATGACGCTTTGGGTATTAATTGTAAACCTAAGTTTGATACTGGTAATCTTTGTGATTTAGTTACAGGACCTGCTAAAATTTTAGCAATAAGACAAACAATAGATAACGATAGTGCCGGACTCCCTGTTTTAGAACAGTATCAATTACCTGAAGGAGGTAACGTAGTTGATGATAACGGAACATGGTTAGTGGAACTACCAATGAATTTGGATTTTGTTTCTACAAACGAATTTGGAGAACAAGTATTATCTAACGACCCAACAGTAGGAATACCAACAAAGGCAAAATATAGATTTAGGGTAGTGTACCAAAATGAGGGTGGAGCAAATGACGATGTAATAAGACCCGATTATCTAATACCAAACATTAAAGAGTATGGTTGGAATTTATTTCCTGAACAAAAACCTGCAAACGACTTATTACAAAAACAAAGTTATGCGTTTAGTTTAGACTGGAACGAATATGGAGACACAGGAACAACACTAGGAAATCAAATGATTCAAGAAGCAATCAATTGTGAAGATAGGTTTTTTGAGTTTAATTTTAATAGAGTTTATACAGTATCTGCTTTTTTAGATAGGTGGAAATGGGGTTTCAATAGAAGTAGACATTTAGGGATTAAAGAAATAACCGATAGGTCATGTACAACGACAACAAACAGGTTTCCTGTAAATGATGGAGTTAGAAATTTTGATAGTTTATTTTTCGTATTCAATTTATTAATAACATTATTTACGGTTGTATTTCCAATAATAATTATTATATGGCATTTTGTTGCTAGATTTTATCCAATAATAAGAAAAATAATAAATTTAATTTTTGATATAATATTTGTTATCATAATTGCAATTTGTAATGCAATAAATTGGCTTAGAAGAAAATTTAATTTAACAGAATTAAATTGTCCTGATAGTAACCCAATTAGGTTAGACGATAGGGCATTTCCTAGATTATCATTACCTATGATGGGTTATCCTGATTGTGAGGCTTGTACTTGTGAAACATATGAAATGGATAGGGATTTAACCGACCCAGTATACACATCAGAAAGAATTAATTATAGTGTTTTAATTGATAGTAATAGTGTTGGCGAATATACTTTTACAGAATTACAAGAATACCAAAAATTAATTTCACCTAATTATTGTTCAACATTTCAAACATGCGAAACTGACGAACAATCATTTTATTATGGAATAAATCAAGGTTTCGCTGGTTATAGTGGACCATATACTAAGTTCGCAAAAACTAATATTGCCGTTTGGCCAAAACAAGATAGTAAAATAGGTGCAGTAGGATTCACACCACATTGGTCACAATCATTAAATAAATTAAATTCAAGAGGAGCATACTTTGAAGATGGTACTTATATTACGACTACCGTTAAAAACACCAACCCACAAACAAATTTAGAAGACCCATCAGTACCTTTTACGGATTTACCTTTGATTCTTTTATGTGATGAAGGTACTTTAGAACAATTAGGTGGTGCTGGACAATTATTAACATTCACTGATTTAAATTTAATAAACGACCCAAACTTAACAGGTTCTACGTTAAACCAATTTGGAACAACATCAGTAACTGGAACAACAAATAACATTCAAAATGGTTTAAATAACGTAAATAAAACATATATAAAAACTAATCAACAAATTGGTACTGCACAATTAAAATTAAGATTAACTGAACAGAGTAAAGATTATAAATTTCCTGCAGGGGTAGAGTATTTTCAAATCATTACAGGAATGACATTAGGTCAATTAGAACAAACAGTTGACCTTTATTCTACTTATGGTCCTTTGAGAAATTTTATATACGAAAACGGAATTAAATTTAGGTGGGGTAATGGATATTTTACTGCGGGTAGTTTTGGTGGTAAATTTAGTGATTATATAAATTCCATTGCATTTGATAGTACTAATAATCCGGTATTAGGAGGTGCGTTTGTTCAGTATACTTTTGGATCATCACCAAATGTATATACAATAGGAATTGCAAAACTTAATCAAACAGATGGGTCATTAAATAGTCAATTTAATACTGGTAATGGTGGTAATAATTATAATAATGGTTTTAATTTACCTGTAGAGGCGGTTGCCGTTCAGGCGGATGGTAAAATTTTAGTAGGTGGTTGGTTTACCACTTATAATAGTGTTCTTAACTTTGGTGGTATAATAAGATTAGATGGTACAACTGGTTTATATGACACAGTTTTTAAAACAAACACTAGTAGTGGATTTTTTGCTGGAACCGCTTCAGGTAGTAAAGTTAAGGCGATTAAAATTCAGCCTGATGGTAAAATTTTAGTAGGTGGAATATTCTCACAATTTGGTGGTGCTAATGCCCCATACGGTCTTGCAAGATTAAATAGTGATGGTACCTACGACGTATCTTTTGGTGTTAATTTAGGTGGTGTTGGTGGTGGTGCGAATGGTGGTGGGTATGTTAATTCTATTGATTTACTATCGGATGGGAGAATAGTTGTTGGTGGTTCTTTTAATTCTTGGAATTCTAACGCAAACTATAAAAACATAGTTATTTTAAATACTAATGGTACCATAGACGCCAGTTTTGATGTGACGACACTAATTCCTGGTGAACCAAATGGGTTTGTGGGAGAAGTAAAAATTGTAAAAGTAGATGCTAATGACAATATACTTGTCGGAGGTAAAATGACGAAGTTTAGAGGGGATTCAAATATACAAAAATTAGTAAGGATAACACCGACAGGTATTGTGGATACTTTATTTAATATTTTCACAGAATTACAACAGAATTTACAAGATTTTACCGCACTATCTGAAATAAGAAGTGTGGAAATTGATAGTAATAATCAAATATTGATTGGTGGTGTTTTTGCCGCACTTGATAGGACTAACATTTTAAAAATTAATCAAGACGGATCAATTGATCCCACTTTCGATGCTGGAAATGATTGGGGAACATCAGTAAATACAATAAAAGAAGATCCAAATGGAGGTTATTATGTTGGTGGGAATTTTAGCTTCAATAGTGCAAATAATACCCAAAGACTAAATTTTGCAAAAATAGGAACAGACGGAAGTTTATCAGAAACAGGAACTATATCAAACGCCGATCCTTTAAGTTATTGGAGAAATGTTGCCTCAGGATTTAATGCTTACCCAAAATTCTTTTTTGAAAATTTCTATAATAAAGAAATTTTAATATTAACTAGAGGGGTTGATCCATACACACAAAAACAAACAATCGAATATGATTTATCTCCTTTAATAGGTAGTACTTTAAAAATAAAAGGAGACTATTATTTCGGGACCATCAACAACAAATTTGGCATGGCAAGAACAAGGAATTTCAAACTCACAATGGTATACAGGTGGAATCACGCCTGAAAGTCACGATGTTATAAATAATACAAACCCTGTTTTGTACCACAGACCGTATAATAATTTTAACATAACACAACCTTGGAGCGCATTTACAAATAATTCATTAAAATATTATAACTCTACTGATAAATCTAGAGTTTCACACGTCGCATTTCCTAATGATATATATAATATTGGGGACTTTACAAATGGATTAGGAAGAGAGACTTTGGTTAGTTATCAATGGACACAAGGTAGTAATACCATAGGGGTTCAATGGACACAAGGAGATCCTCCAGATAACGTGGGACCAATCTATACCGACCCTAACAATGGTACACCTGTTTTTAAACAAGGTATTGTTGAAGGATCCACTTTTTTGGCATCAACAAAAAGCCCAGGAGAAAGGGTTAATTTAGTCGATCCCCTAACATTTGTGAGAATATTTTCGCCGGCATATCATATGGACTATTTGACAGACACTATAATGACAAATAAAACTAGATTAGTATTTAGAAGCGACAGATTACCAACATCGACTACGACAGAAGTTAATGGAAACACTTCTTATTCACTTTTCTTAAATGATAATTTTGCAATATATAGAATTTCAGATCAAGGAATTTTAGAAGGTCTTACTTACCAAATAAATCAACAAACAGATACTACTAATAATTTTCAAGATTTTGCTGATGATAACTCAAGTCAAGTTAATGATGCGATTCTTAATACTTTAACCTGTGAGGGTTTAAAGCCACTTGATTGTTATGTTGGACAAGGAACCTCTTTTTCTGTTTCAGACCCATGTCTAACAAATGAAGATACAAGTTTATCAACACAAAGAGTGATTGGTGGTTGTTATTATTTCGTACAAGAACCATTTTTTAAAGTTGAGAGTATTAAAAAAGACATTAATTTTTTTGCCGAATGGAAGGCTAGATTCAGATTCACATACGCAGCATGTAGAGGAGTTATAAGTCACGTATTTCAAAATAATTGGGTCAACGGAAGTCTATACATGTTTCCAATAAAAAAACAAACAATATTTGATATACAAGGAAACCCAACAAAAAGAATACACTGCGGATCAAAAGATACTTTTTACAGCGATCAGGGGCCTGTTTACTACAACGAAGACTATAACGGTTATTTCTATAGGGCAACACCATATAATATAACAAATGGTTTCATAGGTCAAAAACCTAAATATTTTGACACCACAACAATAACATGGGTTGATGCTGAACCTAAGTTTAAAGGAATGAATAAAAGAAATATCCATTTCCCAACAACAATAATGGATTTAGGGGCTAGAGATCAATTTGCGAAAGAAATATGTTTTAATCCTGAACTTGAAGGTTATTTAATAGAAACTATAAAATCCACATCATTTAATGAAACTTCAGATATACTTTTATTTTTTATTTTATCAAGATTACTTAGTTCAACTAACGGACAAAGGCTTATAGGGTCTGGAGATGCTTCAATTAATACTATATTTAGTAGAAGTGAAAATAGAATAGACGGAGATTTAGCACAATTATTCAGTATAAATTCAGAGTACGGTATAGTACCATTTAATGATCAATTTTATGATGATTTTGATATATATTTAGATTCTCAAGGAAGTGCATTAATTGGAATTTTCTTTAGTGCTAATACTGAAAATAGGATACTTCTTACCCCTGGAATTAATACTTTTGGAAATGTACAACAATTAATACCTTATCCAAAAACACAAGAAGTACCTTTTTACAAATGGAGAAAAGTTGACCCACAAGCATCAACACCCAGCGACCCACAACCCGCACCAACAATATTTGGATCCGAATTAAATGATTGGAATACTGATTTACAAACAACTAATAATTTATATTCGGTAAATTACCAAACAATGTCATTTAACGGGATACCATATTTTCAAGCAACTAACGGTAATAATACCGGATACATTATAAACTATGATAATAACGGACAACCAACACCGGTACCTTCGCAAAATCAAGCGACTGATTCTTTTATTGTTGGCGCCCCTTATCATTTTTATTTTGGTTTAAATAAAGGAAAAAGTGCAATGAACAGGTACATATCAAAATATATAGTAGGTCAAGAGTAATGAGTGGAGAAAAAAAAATATCATACATTTTAGGTAATAAAAGATTTGCCGGTAGTACAATAACTCCACAACAAATACCTTTAAACCTACAAAGTAATTACAGAAACTATGTCCAAGGAGATAGAAGTACACTTGTAGATTTACCACAAATTTTTGATTTTGAAAGACAAAACTCATCTATATTTAGAATAAGTGGTAAAATTATAAACATATTTGATAACTCAATTTCAGGAAAAACTAATTATGCGCCGTTTAAAAATAATTTATATTATTTAGATCCAGCAAATTCAGTAAATACTAATGTATGGAAAGGATATCCTCAATATGATGAGTTTTCTTTTATAAGAAATTTAGCAGTTACTTCACATATTGATTTTGTTTCTAAAAGTGCAACAACATATAATTGGGGTGTTTATACTAGTTATGCGTATAGTAGTACTACCGCTCAAACTATGACATATTATAGTGAAAAGTTTGGTGTAAATAACACATTTTCAGTAAGTGAAGGGATACCTTTTGTTATAGATACAGGAACCATAGATGGAAAATCATTAGTTTTCTTTTACTGTGCCACCGATCACAATTTGAAAGAAAATGATTACGTTAAATTAAATATATCAATTAACAATAAAGATTTATATAGTGTATATTCTTTAGGTGACGGAACTTATAGATCAGAAAAAAGAGTATTTGCAATATACAATTTAAAATTTAATACAAGTGATATTGTATCAGGAAGAGTTGGCAACTTTAAAAGAGTGACAGATATTTCTAATATTGCAGAAACAACATCTAACTATTATGTTAGACTTCATAAGATTTTAAAAACACCAAAAGACATTTTTTTAGTTAATAGTGGGTATGAAAATAACCCATTTCCAATAAAGAAAAAATTAGAATTTTCAGGTCTAACACCAAATAGTGTTCAAAGAATTTCAGTAAAAGACGGGTCTCAAACTTATGGGTTTTCTGTAAATTCGGACATAGATATTGAGAATTTACTCGATTGTAATGGTAGGCCAATTACTGAATTGTTTATTACTATAGTTAATAGAGGATATATGGGTTGGTTTAACCAACCTAGCGGTAACGGAACAAGGGCAATTGATGTTGGATGGGAGTTTAACTTTTCAAAAGACTCTTATGATAATTGGTGGAATCATAACTCAACAGATAATAAAGATAACATTTTTGTTGATTCATATAATAGGTCCAACCAAACATTTTACTATAACAAACTTTTAAATGATGGGGATGTGATAAAAGGTGATTTTTGCGAATATAATAATATTGAACAAATAGAAAAAATACTTTCACCTATATATCACAAATACTCTTATAATCCTAATATTTTTTTAGATGACCAAACAATAAATGCCCCACAATATCCTTCAGGTTACTTATATAAACCACATTATAGTGTACCTGTAAGGGTTTTTAGTGATTACCAAGAAAGATCAGGTATAGATGAGATTGACAACGCTCCATTTTATGCTTATTACTCTAACTATTTTGAGAAATTCATATGGAGAGATATCTATGATTATGGGTTTATTGATAATGATGGAAACGGATTGAATGTACCGTTTGTAAATGGGGCACATTATCCATATAAAAATATAGTATTTTTACATCACCCTGTATTTAGAAACACTGAAACAATTGATACAATACTAATAAATCCAATAGAAGTAGATGGGTGTGAGTAATTATAGATTTTCAATATCAAGTAATAGTAAATATATTAATATCCCTATTGATATGAATTTCGATTTTGAGGGTAGAGATAATGCCATACAAAAATATGAAACAGAAATAAAAAATAAGTTAATTAATCCCATAGTTGATTTAGACACTACTAAGTTTTCACATTCGGCTTATACCCAATTAATTAGTAGTGTTATAACAACAACTTTACCATCAGGTGTACAAGTAACATTACCGGTAACCGTACCAAATATAGAAACTTCTATAAATTATGAGTTTTACTTTTTTGATTTTTTAACAAATGTCACTGCTTCTACTATTAACAATTGGGCAACAGATTATGAAAATGCCAGTTTTACAGATGCCGAAATATATTATTTTGCTAATTCATTTAAGGGTAGTTTTTTTAAATTAGATTTTTATGATACAAATAATTCACAAAATCAATTGTTATTATTTACCGTTATTATACCAACACAACAAGGACTTAAAGAACCGGGCACAATAGGTCCCGTGGCTAATCAAACAAATGTTGAAGTAAAAAAACCAAAATTTATTTTAGATTCAATAGGAAAAGATAAGGAGGGTTATTTTTTATACTGGTTAAAAAATAAAGATTACTTACTTACAAATGAAATATATTGTTCAGTAAAATTCTTTAACGCAAAAAAAGGTGAATTTATAAGAATGATAAATAAACCACAGTCCGATTTTTCAGGGATAAACATGTTAAACTTGGAACAAGAAATATATTTCTATTTGAAATATAAATTGGATTACGACACAAATGAGTACGTTGTTTTTCAAGAAAACAATAACACAACAATAAGGGTTGGAACTACTAACGAACCCATAAAATGGTATGAATACGTTAACCCATAATGTCTAATAGTTTTTTAAAATATAGAATTAGTCCTGAGTTTCTTAAAACTGATATTTTTGAAGAAACATATAATGGAGTAGATTTTGGGGTTTATTCATCTATGACTGAAATAGTTAGTGGAGGAACTAATGGTAATTCATATTTAACTGGTTTAACTATACCTATTATTTTAAATCAGTCATATAATGATATTGGTTATTATTCTGAGTTTAGTGGTTTTATTGATCAAAAAGATATTGTTGGAAATTTTGTCATTTCAGGTAATAGTCAAAACCCGTATACTGTAACCGTTTATAATTCAAGTTCTTTTGTGTTCAACAGTTACTTGCAGTTAGCTAATTACACAATAGATTGGGGAGACGGATCCGTATCAGGGCAATTATCTACAAGTAATGGGCAACAATCACACACGTATCAAAACTCACCAGGTAATTATATTATTACATTATCACAATTAAATCCTTTTGGGTTAACAACTATTCAAAAACCAGTCTTTTTACCATTTACGGGAGTAACCATAGATAACCAATTAGGTGAAGTTTTTTTTACACAACAAGGTGGGTCTTGGTCAGGGATACCAATTTCATATAACTACATTTTTACAGGTGATTCTGTTAATGATGCTCAATATCATGTATCAAGTAACTACACACAAGTACCTTTTAATATTGTAGGTAAGACAAAATCTAAGTTGAGACTTCTTAGGTTATGGGGACCACAAGAATACATTCCTGGTTTTTTTGTACAAATAAGTGATAATAGTATTGGTGTTGTTGATGAAATTGAGGCTGATTATATAGCATACACTATCGATGGAATACACTATATAGATTATTTTAGTGGGACGACTTTCTTTTCTTTTGAGTCATCAGGGTTTACTATTAATGATTTAGCATCATCTGGATTAACAAAAGACGAATTACTTTTAGATTTTGTTATGGCGCCTGAAGTTCAGACAGACGTTTTTGTAGAAAGAGGTAAATACTCTCCTTTTGAATACACACAAAGACTTGGTGAGGTGGATAATGTAGGGGATTTACAAAGGTATGGTTATGGTTTTTTTAAAATTAACACCACCTAAAAAAAGGGACATAAACTATTTATAAATAAAAAAAATATGGCACTTGGTTCATATGGTACAATAAGACCCGCAGACGTTTCACCAGCAGACGTAGAGATAATTTTACATTATACTCCGTCTAGAGATGTTACAGCAAACTTTACGCTTAAAAAATTAAACTCAACACAAATTTTAACACCTTATTTCCATAATGGAAACACAGGTGGTAATACTAATATTGAAGTGTTAGGTGGTTTATATAATTTAAAACTACCAGCAGAAGAGTTTAACGCGATAGGTGTTTACACGGTTTATTTAAGACCTGCACAAATAAGAACGAGAATTAGCGATTGTGGTACTCTATCCGCCTTACCAAACGTTAAAGGGATTATAGTGGATATAAGTAATGTACCTCAAAATTTTAGAAACAAATTCGTTAATCAAGGACTTGTTGGTTACAGAGTAGAATATTTGAATAATGACGGAAGTAAAATTCCTAACTTTTTTAGAATTATAACATCTTCATTTTTTTGTGAACCGACACTAACAGATCAGGTTAATAGTTCTCAAAAAACTTTAAGATATAGATATGTTGAAACGGGTAGTAATTTAATATTTTGTACGTTATCACCATCATCTTCACCTACAAATAAACCAAACGCAACCCCATTTATAGGACAACCCAATCAAAATATTATTATAACAAATACTTTTTTCAATCCAATATCTGTAGATATAGAAATAGGAGAGTATGACTTAGATACTTTAGGTATTGCTCTTTATGGTAATCAAACTAAAAGTATCGATGACGGGATTTATACTTTATATGATAGGGCAGGAAACATATATAAACAATATAACTTATTTGAAGTTAGGGATAATTTCAACGAATTACTATACGAAGTTAGACAAGATAGAGGTAGTAATATTGATTTTACTAAAAACTTTACAAATATAATTACTTAATGGCTAAAACTAAATTTTTATGTCCACCAATTGCAGCCACAGGTTCTGCAACTTTTTCCGACAATTTAGTCGGATTTCAAGTCGTGGATGGCGGAGGATTAACCCAAGGTAATTTTCAATTTACAACATCATCTTTTGAAAAAGTAAATAGAAGTTTTTCTCTTGGGGTTTTTTCACAACCATACACCCTTGAAACATTAAAAATTGATAATATAGAGCAAAGCAAATTACTTGTTGAAAAGAACTTTCAAGTAGTACCAAACTTTGATTTATCACAAGTAACTAGTTTTTCACTATATGGGTCTTTTAGTAAAAGAATTTCTTCATCTATTACAAAAATTATAAGTAATTTTCCCGCAGCATTACAAGTAGATTTTAAAAATTTTTCACAGTTTACGGGAAACACCGCTTTTAATATACAATACGATAGTATTGAAAATGAAACTAGTTTTGATATAAACATTTCATTAATAAAAAACCCATTCGATATTGATTACTCTATAAACGCAACATCGAATCTAGCAACAAGACCAATAAAAGTTAGTGAATATAGAAATCTTAAAGTAAATTATACAAAATTCTCTTTATACGTTTCAAATTTAAACACACAATATAAGGTACTTGATTTTACACCATCGACATTTATAAGTGCGGGAACTTTAAGTTTTATTGTTGAAGGTAACCCCTTTTCTTCACAAACCGCAACAACGGATACTTTAATCATAAAACCAAATGATGAAAAAACAGAAGAAATATTTAATACAAATTTTGATTATGTTGAAAAATATATTCTTAATAGACAAAGTTTTCCATTATATACTTCTGTTTACGAATATCCTGAATATGATGATAACGGAGAGTTAACTATGTATTCACAAAAATTATCATGGGGGTTAGACGGACTTTGGAATTTAGATATATTCAGCAATAATTTTGAGACATACTTACAAGATTTAAGTAATATAACGGAAAATATTGATAGCTACAGAACCAATTTAATAAGTAGATTTTTAACTTCAGGATCTATAAAAGAATTTGATACTAACGATCAAAAAGTAGAAAAAGTATTACAGTTATACGGAAGAAGTTTTGATGAAACAAAAAAGTTTATTGATTCTTTAGCGTATATGACATAGGTTATTTATAAAGTGAGTAACGATATACCCTCACAGTTGTTAGTGAATTTAGCAAACACTTTAGGGTTTGATACTAAAACAACACCAATAACTAACGATGATTTAATGAATTCTATTTTTACAACATCAAAAGAACAAATTTATTCGGGACAGGCCGTTCAAAAAACACCACAAGAATTAAACTACCAGTTTTATAGAAATTTAATTTTAAATGCTTCATATCTTTTTAGATCTAAAGGTACTAGAAAATCAATTGAATATATTTTAAGATTTATTGGTGCTCCCGAACAATTAATAGAATTTAACGAGTACATTTATTTGGCCGATAGTAGAATCCCTATTGAAGATTTTGATTCCCAATATGCGACAATTTCTGGAGGTACTAAGTTTTTTACAAGACCTTCTTTAGATTCAAACAACACTTTTAAAATTAGAGGTGTAAAATACACTGCGTTTACTACTGACGGGTTTATACAAAGTACCATAATAGATGAAACAGATTACCCAATAAATTTAATTACGGGTTACCCCGAAGTTCCTATTTTTACTGCAGATTATTATTTCCAAAAAGGATCTGGTTGGTTTGAAGTAACACCACAACATAGATCTCAGGAAGTGGTTGATTTTGAGTTATCTAATTTTACGGTAACACCATCTATTGTTAGGACTAAACTGGCTCCATTTACATATGGAAAAGAATATTTAGATAGGTTTGAAAATTTTCCATATATGGAACTTGGATATAATTTATATAGGACTATAGATAACAAAAAATCTTGGAGAAAAGAT